TGACGCTGAACAGCGCCGGATGATCGATGACGTCGAGATAATTTTGGTAGATCGCAACCTGTCCGGCATAGGATGTATACAGCCCGGTCAGGCCGTTGCGCTCGACAGCTTTCCAGCCCTTGTCTTTGAGGCATTTGTGCTCCCATAGGCACGGGAATCGCAGCGCCGGTAGCTGCGGCCCGGCAATGAGGATTCCATCGGCATGACCGCGGAATAATCCACCGGCGGTTTCGAATCTCAGTCGCACTGGTGGTGCGAATCTAAATCCGGCGGCAACTAGACATCGCCGCATCTGGTCTTCGAAGAAATGCCCGCGCAAAAAAATAGTCTTGGTGCGTACTGGAAAGATCGGATCCACCATCCAGGAATATTGAATTTGGCGTAAACATTCTGAGCCAATCGCGCTAGCGCCCAAATACTGGCGATGATTCTCGCTCGGTGGCTCGGCGTGCTCGATCAAATCGTTGATCAGCTGATTGATCGGTCGATCTGACAGGTTCGAGCGATTGAAATCCAGCACGGTGCTCATTCTTTTTCCTCATACAAGCCCACGCATCGCATGCCGTGTTGCCGCAGCAATCCCTTCAGCACCCAGCGCAGCGCTCTGATGCCGTCCACTCCCGGCAATGGCTCGAGCGTCATCACGAACCTCACAGGGTGAAAGGGATCGGATTATTGGACTCCGCGAGTTCTGATTTCTGCAAGATCTTCTTGCCGGCGCCCTGATCCCGTGCGATTTCCGCCGCGCTAATCAATCGCCACGCTAGCAGCAATTCACCATGAGATCTTTTGGCCAACCCTTGAGCGGCAGCGTCCAGTCGATACCGGGCTGGTCGGCCAGCGGCGGCAAAATCGATGTGACAACGGCAACGTCACCAGGGGACGGATTGAGCCCAATGGCGCGAACGACTTGCTCGTGATCCAGTCCCTCCTCGATCGCCTGCTCGCAGCGGGTCTGAATCCAACCAAAGATCGCCGCGGTGATGAGCCAGCCCCATTGCAGGTCAGTGAGCCTGCCGACCGGCGTCATCGGCGGCAGGCCGGTGCTGTTAAGCGCGATCTTGCGCACAGCGGCGATCGCAGCCGCGGTGGCTTTATCTTGCCACTCGTTTTCCTTTTTTGAGATCTCGCCCACGATCACCGTCCCCACTGCGGCCGTCCGATCGCACCTGCCGGCGGCGACGTTGTTGACGCTGCCGGCGCCGCACTATTCGAAGTTTTGACGCTAATCTGTTCCGGCTTGTGTCGCTGCCAATCCGCCGATTTCGGCGTGATGACTTGGAGAATGGTATTTTTGGCTGGATGGATACCTTGCGGCGGTCGTACACCAAGGCGGGCGACAAAGCGCAGCTGATCAAAATCCGCCCAGCCCGAGACCTTGCGGGCGTTCTGTGCCGTCTTGCTGGTATCGTCCGGCTTGGTTCCGCGCGCGCTTTCCAAGATCGCCTTCAGGGCTTCGCGCGAAATTCTGCCGGCTTCAGCGTGCCCGTCTGTCGTGCCGTGTATGATGTACGGTTGCCAAAGTTTTTTCTTGGCATATTGCTCGGGGCTGACGACTGTAAATTCGCAGTCGAGATATTCGGAATCGCCCTTGTCGGTGGTGGCACGCTTGAGCCAACCATCATCGCCAGCGCCGCCGCGGCGAATCGTCATTTGCAAGACGACCACTGTGCCCGCCGGAATGACGTCGAAGCTGCGCGCTTCGCCATCGGCATTAAAGTCAAAGTTGGTATTCGCCGCTGTATCAGTCATGGGTTTTCTCCTTTCGGGTTGGGATCATGCTGATTGGTGAGTTTGCTGAGTAACCTGCCGAGATTCGGCTCTTCGATTGGCTCGAGCCGTCCCGAACGATCTTTCGCCGGATAGCCCCATTGATTAGGATTGCTGCAGACAAAGCCCCGCAGCGGCGGCTGGTTGTCGTTAAAATTGAGAAATTCGTAAGTGATGATCTCGTCGATGATGCCAGGCAACTCGCGCGACGTCTTGCTGCCCTCGGCCTGTAATTGCCACTCGACATGCTTGAGCTCGTCGACGACACGTTCGAGAATGCCGACGAAGATCACGTTCTTGGCGCGCGCGTGCTGCAACTGATTCAGCCACAGCACCATCTCGCGACCATGCAAACCATAGGTACCTCTTAAGTCTTTGCGACCGCTGCGCTCGCTATACGATTCTGGTTGCTGTTCGGCCCAACGAAATGACAGTCGCGAGATCGCCGTCAGGCTATCGACGAAAATGTTCTGATACTGATCGAGATTTTCGAGATAGCCGCCAATCGCCTCGAAATGCGCCGGTGAATAGCAGGCGGTCGGCGGGAAGCTTTTATTGGGTCCGCCGATTCGACACGCCAGATCCCGAGCATCCGGCCAATCATCGATCCGAATGGTCGGCGCGGGCCAATCGAGGATGGATAAATCGCCGGCCTCGCAATCGATGAATAAGGTTCGTTCGGGATCGAGCGTGCGCGCTTGCCAGGTCTTGCCAATGCCAGTTCGCCCCTGCAGCAAAACCTTGGCACCGCGGATTTCGCGCAAGCGTTCGTCGGCGCTGATGATCTGCATGACGCCTACCTTTTGATCTGAGTGAGCAACAACCGCGCCGCCGCGGTCTTCTGGTCGGCCAAGGCTCGGATTCCGCCGGCGGCAAAAGCAGCGACAGCTTTCAGCAAATCCGCCAGGTGCTGTGCCGCAGTGGCGTCAAATGCGCAGTGCGCGCCGCCGGTGAGTTTGGCAATTTCGGCATAGATCTCGGCGATATGCGGATCGTTGCCTTCCTGAAACATAAAGACCGGCGCGCTGAGTTCGCGCGCTGCGACGTACAGATCAGCCGGCGTTTCCTCGCAGGAATCCGAAACAATAATCAGCGCGTTGATCGGCTCATGCGCATGCTCCCGGGCGGCGTGGTTTAACACCTTGCCGATTTGTGTATGCCCACTTGCGCAGACCACGCCCGTCATCGCCGCGGCGAGCGACTGGGCGTCGGATTTCCATCCCGATGCGATGCATTCGTCGTAACCCCTGAAATAAACAAGTTCCACCTCGAGTTCGCCAACCGTGGCGACGGTTTCGAACATCTGCGCTTGGAGATGCGAGGCGGTGTCCCAGCCTTCTTGTCGGCTTGCTGTTGCGTCGACGCAAAAGATCACTCGACCGCGGTGGGGATTGACGCGCGAGAAGAACGCCTCGAGATGAGCGCGGCCGGTGGTGGCGGGTGTGGTTGTCATCTCTCTCTCTCCAAAAAGATGGCCGACCGGCATTCGTGCCGATCGGGGCGCCCTTTGCTCCTAATTCGCTCTGTTAGGATCGATGTAGACGGGAAAGCTGCTTTCCTTGGCCCCAAGATCGAAGATTATGTTCTCGAGGTCGTTGAGCTGCGCGTGCAACACGTCCTGATGACGGACTATGTTCTGCTGCTCGTCGTCGAGGATATCGACCTGGCTCCGCAGCGCTTCGACTTCCTCGGTAAGCGCCTCGAGTTTGACGCGCGCGGCGTCACAGCTTGACTTTTGGGTCCGAGACTTAAATAACAGCATAGTTAAACCTCCTTGCTGTCTTCGGTCCGAGGTCCCGGCGCCATTCCGTCCAAAGGCGGCGCCGGGTCTCGGTGTGTTGTGCCCTTGGTGAACCGCCGGGGCGGGCACACCCGGCGGAAGCTTTCAGCCTTCAGGAAGCATCAGGCAGTGACCGACCCTCATGCCGACACGGCGATCGCTTAGCTGCACAATCTTGTCGCTATGCTCGCGCATGATGGTGTCCCAGCTGAGCGACGAAAGGCGCTCAGCCTCTTCGGGCTTTACAATCCGCAGGAGCTCGACTGGCCATTTCAGTAAATCGGCATCACCGTGGCGGCGGCCAGTGACTTCAGGTCTGATGGTGGTCATTGATCGGAGCTCCGCAGACGGGCGCATTGCCGCGCACCGTGCTGCAGAACAAACATCTGAAAATGAGAAATGACTAGAAGGGCATTTACCGCAAACGATACCGCATTTACCGCAAACAATACCGCCAACGATACCCCAAATACCGCAAACGCCGCGTCGTCAGACCTGACGCTTCACCGACTCGCGCTGTACGGCGGCTGAATGGTGTCGTCGGAAAATCCACGCTTGAATTTTTCCTTTTTAGGATCTGTGAAGGCGTCACAGTCGGTACGAATGTCGTAACAGAATTTATCCCACGTCACTGTATCGCCGGGGCG